TTGTTGATGCGGTTAACTCGCCATCCTCCCCTTTTATTAGGATAGGCTCATCAAAGATTTTTAATTCGATATTAAATTGTTTAAACATAAATAACCCCCCTAATAGAAGTACTCGCCAATTAGAATCAAACTTATTTTCTGTGTAGCAATTACAGGGTCTGTATAAATATTAACCCTATTGTCGCCATTAAACTCCACAGCATAAGCTCTCTTTTGCCCTCCAACAGCACTTGTTGCAACTCCAACCTTAAAACCTTGCAACGCTTCGGCTAAGTTTAATGTTGTACCACCAAGATTTGGGCCAAGACTAACCTCTGCCACATATATTTTAATCCCTCTGTTATCCGTGATAGGGATTCTGAAAACCCTAGAAATCGCGCCATTACCAGCATATTCAGCCATTTGAAACTTGTTTCTAAAGTTGTAGAAGATATGCTCCATTAATGCAGAATTTAAGCCTCTGCCATTACCGCTAATTACATCTCCTTGACTTCTAAAATCGCCGCCATGTTCAAATGACCAAATATAATTGATGCCATTATCTTCAGCTATATGTATAATGCCTCGCCCGAAACCGTCTCCCTGCTCTTGTCTCGTTGTATAGCCGAAAGAGAACGCTGTCCCAAATTCCTTATTTTTTCTAACTCTACCCTTAATAAAAGGATGGTAAGTATCTCTTGATTGAGAGCCATCTTCCTCGACCATGAACGGAGCTTTGGAGTTATATTGATTATTATATCCACCGTATCCATATTGACTGGTATAAATAGAGCTGTCAGCCCTAAATCTGTATCCGTCATATCCGAATGTTTTATTGGTATTACCATAGGCTATAAATCCGACATTCGGATCTTGCGTACCTCTGAATCCGATAGTGTTTAGATTGTCAATATCAACAAAGCGTACGTCATCGCCAATCTGCAATGAATTGTTATTATTGGAAGGATCATTAATAACAACATTAGGCACTGTTAGCGTACCTGTCATTGTGTCGCCAGCTTTAAGTACGGCATCATCTCGAACTGTTTTAACCGCCTTCGATGTCGCTGCGTATTCTTCGCTATTACTGATTACACTAGAGCTTAACTGTACAATCCCAGCTTGGTTGATTGACCCTTTTTTGATGTTCATTGAGTCACCCCAGCGAACCCAGTATAGCGAATCATCTTCGTCTGGAAGTTTGCCTTTGTTTGCTTTTAACGATTTGTAACTCAATCCGTTATATTGGACGTACGCTGCTTCTGGATAATCAAGAGTAGCCGACCATTCAGGGAGCCCTCTCTGCATTAAATAGCCATGTCTTTCATCAGCTCGCTTAAATAGCCAGTTAAACCACTCCATAGGGGGGATGCCGCCAGTTTGATCGAAAGAAAGCCCCCAGCCCCTAGGCACATCTGGGAAATCATTTACTTCCCCTTGTTTTGCGTTTGATGCAAAAACCTTTTCATCTGGCTTATTAAATAATGCCATTTATTACTCCTGTTCGATTTGGAATTTAATCTTAGTACCAGCTTGTCTTGGTAGAATATCTAAATGCTGTATTGCATACCTTGTAAAATCGGTTATGGAAATGTTTTTAACACTAACAGAAACCGTCATATCAAGGTTATCTATAACCTTGCAGCTATCACCAAAAACAAAACGGCACGCCTCGATAATGTTCGGTAGCGTGCCTGTTTGGTAGTTTTTTATTATTCGGCATTTAATAAGGAATCTATAATCATCATCCCCAAGAACAACCGAATCAGCTAAAGGATCTCGCCTGCGATACCACTGGCCGCCACCTTGTCTATTTTTACTAAACGGCATAGCATTTTGAGCAGTATGAAAACCGAAGAAACTTCTCAAATAGTAGCCGTTGATTACCCTGAATTGCCCAACATGCTTACCGACCAAATCTAATTGATGCCCTGTTGCTGTTTCAATGTTGAGAACATCTTGTAGTTTATATAAATCAATAAACCCTTTAGCGATAACATCTTCAAAAAGCTTAATTGTCGCCTGTGCTTTAGGTTTCCCTCTGTATTGCCAGATTATTAAATCAGAGTAAGGCATTATTCCACCTCGATTGTCACATCATTTGGCAAAATCCTAGCAATCTCACGAGGTTGCAGCACTACGTTTTCAGCTTTCAACTGTTGACCTTTTCGTGCGATTTTTAATTCCTTAACCCAGAATCCACCGACTTTGTTAATCGGCGAATATAGTCGAGATAAAGAAACTGCTTGACCGATATTAAACACCTGTTTCGCTAGTTGCTCGGTAATTTCGCTCTTGTTAATTTGAGTAAAATCTTCGTATCTTACGCATCGCATCGAGATTTGAATGTCAACCATTGCCGCACGGTCGAATCGTATTACTCGTTGTTCGTTATCCCTTTGGAGCGTAACTTGTGTATCACCTTGCAATCCTACGCCTGCACCTTTGTTCTGGTAAATAACATCTGCAATACTATTACTATCTCCACCATTAACAATGACATTAATTGAGTGAGGCTCTACACCGAATGAATCTCTTTGACCAGTGTTATTCTCAAGAACTCTAACGTGCTTAACATCTGGCAAAGCTGCAATCTTAGCATTAATTGCCTCTGCCGAGTTTTGTGCGTTTTTAGTTCGGCTAAATAAGAAACGTTCTCGCAGTTGAGTGTCTGTCTCTTCTTCAATCCCAATTTCCGCGTCCTCTTGAGTTGTAGCGCTAATTAAACCAAGCGTGATTGTCTCTATAGTTAAATTTGTGTTTTTAGCCAAGTTAAATGCACCCAACTGCTCACTTCTGAAATCCGCTCGCGCCGAACCATTTGAATCAAGTGTAACATCAGATACAAGCACCCATCTTACTTTATGCGTGTCTGAAACTACGATGCCAGAATAAAGTTTTGTGTTTGGTTCGCCTGTTAATGCGACCGACCTTAAATAACTGTAGTTTGCTCCCCTGCGCATTAATCCAGCATATGCCACTCGCTGCTCCAGCCATGCACCAGTTGCCACATCCGGATCTAGCTGTCTATATACATTCTCAGCTAGCTCCTCAAAATCCATTCTAATTTGAGCAAGTAACCCTACAACTTGCCCGTCTGGAGTGTTTGGTGATAAGTCGATATTTTGACCGTATATTTGACGCAAGCCATTTTCAAGAGTAGAAACAATACTGTCCAATCTCTCAATCTTAATCCCTTCTTCCGTTAGTGTTGCCATGATTTACCCCTATGATGTATAGCTCGCTGATTGCTCTTTCCCGTAAATATCCTGATAAGTGATATACACTTCAAGTTTTCGATTGTCTGAATTTAGAATGGCCTCATAATCAGTTATCTTTACCACTCCATCAGTTTGCAATACATGGCGTTTTATTCTGATTTCCCAATCTGACAAATCAACATTTCGCCCCATTTGCTCAAGCCACGGCAAACCGTGTTCTAAATCTAAAAACCAGTCATTCGTAAATGACCAAAGTCTAGTTTGAACGTTTTGAGCAATAGCCTCTGATTCGCTTGCGTAGTTTGAAAACCCTTGTCCAAAAGTCCAATCGTGATTTTTATCCACTCGTCTAACTCTAACCGTCATTGTGGTACTCCTGTCGTTCCACCACTGTCGCCTGTGTGTTTGTGTGATTTCCCAGATATTCCAGCCGCCTTAACATCGGTATCGCTCGAAATCACACCTGTTGAACTATGTTTGCCTTTCTGTGATGTGTCGCCTTGATGCTCAATGTTTCCTTTGATTTGGATTGTGCCATTCTTAATCCTAATATACGTTCCACCGTCAAGTGTCTGCATTGAAAGCCCATCGTTAAAAAAGTTTTTAATAACTCTAGGAACTGAGCAGACGCCAGGTATAAACATCGCATCTGATAGGTCGTGCAGTCTAAAATCAAGAGGCGCTGACGCACTGCCATTTTGCCACCAGCCATCTATGCAGCGCTCGGAAAATATCGCTATCCCCTCGTCCCCCTCTTTTAATGGGAATGTAACAGCAAACCCACCACCTCTAGGAAAACTAACTGGAACATCGACAAGAGCAGGAATATCAGCATCTTTTCCATCAGCTAATTTCATCTTAATCTGTGTGGCAAGCGTTACTGTTTGCTTGCTTGAATCAAAACTCACAACCTTAGCAGGTAACGCAGTGTGTAGATTTAATTGTGCTTGTTGAATTTGCTGGTCTGCTGCTGTTTCTGGTGTTGCTAGTGTTTGACTATAATTCATCTATTTACCACCTTTTCCACCATCTACTTTTTGAAATTTACCGCCCACGACAGTCATTTTGCTATGCCAGTCGCCACCTATGCCATCGCCAGAGTATGCCAATTTAACAACCTTGTACTCGCCATTAAAATACTCAATGATTGATTCAAGTTTGATTAATCCACCAATTTGTAGAGCCGGATTAAGTAGGCAAGTAATTTCTAGTCCATCATCTGTTTGCTCTGGTGCGTTAATCATTCCAGTGTCTTGAGATATTAATACAGCGTCATCGCTTAAAACCTTGTCCTTTGGAAGAAACACCAAAGAGCCGTCCTGAATAGACCAATCAGCCATGTTATTCCTAGCCACTCTGTTAAGTATCTCTCGACTATCGCCATTTAAGACCCTACCGCGTGGTAGTTGTCGCTTATTTGGTATGTCGATCGCTCCTGCTTGTACTTTCGGCATGGTCTTTTGTATTTCTTCGACTATTTGCTTATCTGTCGCTCCTGCCTTAAGAGTTGTTTTAGCTCTTGACTGCGTATAGGCAACATATCCATCAGAACACTCAAGCGTTAAAACAAAGTCTAATCCGTCTCGCTGGATTCTAACTTTGGTAATATCGCCTGAGTAAATCTGTCTTAATTCGTTGTAACCCACCGATAAAGCGGCTTTCTTGTAATCTTGGCTTAATAATTGGTTGATATGGTCTCGGTTTAAGTTCCAAACTTGGATTTTTGCTGGGTTTGGTTTCTCGTTGATTGTTTTGTCAATTTCAAATGCAACCCTTAACTGTGTGATACTTAGCGTTTCTTGTTCATTGCTAATATCAAGCTTCCATTGCCGTCCAAACTGTTTCATTATTTAGCCCCGATATACAAAAAGCATCTTGTGCCTAAATCGTTTGCTGTCATAACATCCAAATCCGCTCCACTCTCATCTTCCACGTAAAAGAAGTAAGGCTGAACAGAGCGCAACAGAATAGGCACTCCGCAAGCTAACGCCTGACCTTGACAAATTTGGCGTTGAGTTACTGGCTCATAAACATCCATAGCCCAGAATTCGCCTATGCTGTTAAATCTTAGAGTTAGTTGTATTTTTCGTCCATTAAAGTCGAATGTTTGTTCTTGGTATGACGATTGAGTAACTGGAATTAACCTCATTTTCTAACTCCTATTACATTTCCAAGGTGCGATGTTTTCTTGGGTGTAGCCTTCACAGGTTGCGTTATTCCCTGCTGAGTTTTACTTGCCGATTGCTTTGCTGCCCTGCCGCTCTTTGTTTTTCCAGCCGTTGACGATCCTTTGCTGCCGGATTTGTTACCACTACCTCTTGAGCTTGATGACTGCGTATTAACTACGAATATCTCTCTAGCGGTAATGGTAAAAGTCGCGCTGCCGTCCTGTGATTGGCTAACTGAGATTGATTCAATCAACATATCCTTGTATAGATGGATTCCTGTTTGAATCTCTATTGTTTCGCCAGACTTCTGAGAGGCGAGTAAGTCCGCGTAGCATTTCTGAACTCGACTATCCCCGCCAATAGCGCCACTAAGCAACTCCGGCACGGAAAAGTCAGGTAAAAATGGGGCTAACTTTCTAGCCCCGCCAAATGCGCCAGTAACGCTACCAAGTGCTGCCGCTCCTTGACTAATCAATCTTCCGGCTTTAGCAATAGTTTGCGCCGTCTTAGTCGCAACGTTTACCGGTAATGAGATATTATTGAGGAAGTCAACCGCTCCACGGATATTGCCCAGAAATGGAATACTTCCAGCAAACGAGCTGTGATCGTGATCGACCACTACGCCATTTATTGTTACGCGTTTAGGCTGAATCACGGCATGGTCTGCTATTGCAGCTCCAGATTCAATCGGATTCTCTGTGATTGATAGGTCTGATTGGTGATCTTCAATGGTGACAACATCGAGAGTAATTTTACCAATACTCCTATTTGATAATTGAGCAAAATTAGTCATGTTTAACCTATAACTGTGGATAATTGATTGTTGATAGCTCTTGCCGATTGGTCCGCTACCGCCTTAGGATTGTCTGTACCTTGAATGTGCTGCGTAATGGTTATTTTATTATTACTATTTTTCTGACTGTTATCTGTGTTTGTAGTTTGCTGACTAGCTCCAGATGATGCAGTCATAGATGCACCAAGAACCATGCCAGACATTGAGGCGGCACTCTGAGCAAATCCAGCTGTGGAAGATACAACAGAACCAACATTCTCACCAATGGTCTGAACTCGTTGAGTAATTGGGATTTCTATCGGGTCGATCCCGGCTCCAAACTTATTAACAATAGAAATTAAGCTATTAACAAACTCAATGGCGGCTCTCTTGATGTTATCCCAAACACCAAGCACTATATCCCCCATCTTGGAGAACATTCGCTTAAACGCGCCTAACCAGTCGCCGGTAGTCCAACCATAGACAATCCCATCCCATACCGCACCAAGCATTTTAAATAAGCCAATTACAGCAGAAATAGCCACTTCGAAAGAGGATGATAGGGTTGTTGCAACTATAGCGATGGCGCTAGAAAGCCCCTCAATAGTCTGAGCGATAAAGTTAAACACACTCGCCAACGCACTGCCGACAGATTCGCCATTATTACCGAACTCATCAACCGCACTTGTTGCACCGAAGATTTGTTTTAATAATCTTGAGAAACTACCGTATATATTTTCAACAGCAGACCAAACGATAGACAACACGCCTTTTAGTGGCTTGATAACGTCTAGCGCATCACTCCAACCATCAGCAAAACTCTTAACCCATACTTTCGCTTTATCAATCCAGGGCTTGATAGCTTTCCAACCGTCAGCGAAAGGTTTCCAAAAATCACCAAGAGCGGTTTCCCCGCCCTCAAGATACGTCATAAAGTCATCAATGAGCAGGAATAGAGCCGTAATAGCGCCAATGGTTAAAGTAATTGGGTTTGTCGCAAACGCTAATAACATTCTGCGACTAAGCCATAGCATTAACCCGCCAAGAGCGATAATCACAGACTTCCAGCCGATAGTGCTTTCAATAACGTTATTAATTGCACCGGCCACCTCAAACAAGAACGAGAGAACCTTGCTAAATCCATTTAATATTGACTTAATAAAGTCATTATTTTCAACGAACCACTTTGTAAATCCCTCTGCTAGCCTTTGAATTGACGGAGCTACTCGCAAAGATACGTATTCGCCTATTGCGGTGAATACTTGTGAGACCTGTGTTAAGGCATCTTTGAAAGCCGCCGCGGTTTCAGCATTTTCAGCGTTCCCAACACCAAGCGTTAAGGCTTCCGCCAGGGCAATCTGCTCGGCTAACTCATCATTTCCAAGTCTGAGCATCTGAATCATTGAGCCATCAATACCAAGCTTAGAAAGCATTGCTATTTGCTCTTGATTGCTCATCTGTTGCATTTTTTCGGATATTTCACC